CTCTCATCGTAGGCGACATTGGTGATCTGCCAGCCCTGCGCAACCAGCCAGGAAACGGCTTCCTGCGGGATGTTCGTGATATACGAAGTCGTCCACCACGCCAGACTGTAGGGCGATACGTCTGGGTGGGGGAAGAGCAAGTCCACCCCGGAAGGTGCCGGCGGTACGGGGTTAATTGCCATCGGATCACTCCTACTTCAGAATGAAGGTGCAAGAAACAGTCAGGGAACCGGCGTCACCAGTGGTGGCTGCGGCCGTGCAGTACACGTCCACGCTTTCGCCGTAGTTCACGTCGTAATTGGCAGTCGTGATTTCAATTGCCGGATTATCCACCCAGGTCGCTGCCGCCCCAAGCTGAATACCAAGAAAAGTGTCAGCCGAAGAAACAACATTACCGTTGATCCTCACGTTGATCTTGGCTTCGGTACCCGAATCGACCGAATACTGGACGGCAGAGAAATGCACCAGGTATGCCGTTCCCCGCCGCCAGCGGAAATACTTGTCACCGTACTCGGACAGGATTTCAGTGCTGGCGTTGCGTCCCCAACCAGCGTGCTCAATCTCAAAATCAACCTGGACGACCTGCGATCGGATGCCGACTCTCAAGCCGCCATCATCTATAGTAGCACTCAGCGGTGCCCCCGCAATCGTTACAAGGCTATTGGTGACAACCGCCGTTATGATTCCGTACTTAACCACGGTGCCGATCGTGTACTCCAGGGGCAATCCAACCGCCATGCCAGTCGTATCACTGAAAGTGATCGTGGACGTACTGGCTGGAAGATGGGTGAAGTTGGCATCACTTACCGCTGTCCAGGGCGTCACACCGACCTGCCCTCCCATATAGTCGGCCAGATTCTCCAGCGATACGTGCTTCGGAGTGCCCGCCTGGGTAAGGTAGAACTTGTCGGTAGCGGTCAGGGTACTCTCATCCACTGAAGCCAAAGCCGCCGAGTAGGTGGCGAAGTTGGCGTGAATGTAGGTCTGGATGTAACTGATGTCCGCTTCGACCGTCGTGGAAGCTCGGCGTACCAGGAAGTGATCGGAGGCTACGATATTAGTAGAGTCCGCCGCATCAGTCCACAATTTATCATCGACATAAGCCGCCAGCACCGAAGCTGTGCAAGCCCTACCTGCACCGGCGTCGGCATCGTTCACGTAGAACTCGTCCGCATCGGCAAGTGGGTCAACATTCGTCAGCCCGACAACGTAGGTTCTGAGGTCAATCCAAAGTTGGGTCTCCAGGTTTGCCAGTGTCACCCGAGTCGCCGTGCCCGACTCGTTCACGATAAACTCATCCGCGCTGCTGAGCGTGCTCACCCCGAGGCCGCTGATGTCGTTCAGCACGCTTGCCTGAATGCCGGTCAAAACGTAAGTTTTCAGCGCGGAAGCCGGTGCCTTCTTCGATGCGTTACCTTGTTCAATGAGAATGTCATCCGTGGCTATAACAACAGCGAGCGCACCAGCGTCATCGAGGTGAGCCTGAATCACGTAGGCTCCCAAGACATCGACGGTTATCGTCTCTTTTGACCCGGCATTATCCAGCAAGAGCTTGTCGCCATCGACCGCTGCGGCACACACCCCACCGGCCGGTGCCCACATTTTCGTGCTCACATAAGTAGCCATCTGAGTGGCCGTGCAGGTCTTCCGTACGCCTACCACTTCTGTAAGCAGGAGATCAGCATCGGCGGGGGCCGAGCCGGCCGCGTCGAATGCGGCCCCCATTACCGTGTCGTAGATTGCACCGGCGACGTAGGTGGCGATTTCCAGGGCCGTACACCACTTCGGCGTACCGGCGACATCCGTGTAGAACTTGTCGCTAGCCGTGGTTGTTACAGCATCCGACAAGGTAGTGTTGACGTAAGTTGTGAAATCGGCATGAAGTTTCGTCTCCAGTGCGGTCAACGTGGCGATCTTCGGCACCGCCCCCTCCCCCACCAGGCAGGTGTCGGCGGCATCCAGCGTAGCTGAGCCGAGGCCGGAGATGTTCAATACGGTAGCCTGAATCCCGGCCGTGAAGTTCTCCCAAGTGATCTTGTCGGAAACACCGGTGCGTCCCAAGAGCAGGTAGTCGCCGGCCACCAAACTCGTGACCGTGGCTACATCCGCGTGGTTCCACAGGTATGTGTCAGCAACGTAGCGCCCAAGCAGCGCCATGGTGAGCGTTTTTTTGGTGCCTGGCCCATCATCGATCAGGATGGTGTCAACGTCGGCGGCGGCAGCACACGCGCCGCCCGCCGGTGCCCATATCCCAGCGCTAACGTATGCGGCCACGTTTGCCGCAGTGATCGTCTTCCGCACATCCGGCGTGCCCTGAAATTCCACCGAGAACAAATCGGCGTCAGCCAGCGAGGTTATCGCCGCTTCGTCAAATGCTTGATCGAGGATATTCGTTTTGATCGCCGTCTCGACATAGGTGGCAAGTTCCGTTCCCGTACACCACTCGGCAGTCGTGCCGCCGCTGAGGATGTAGAACTTGTCGCCTGCCTGAACCGTTACGGTATCGTTCAGAGTTGGGATGTAGGTTTGGAAATCAGTCCACAGCAGCGCCTCCAGATTTGCCAGGGTGATCTTCTTCGGCGTGATCGTGGTGGTGAAGGTGAACACATCCGTTGCGCCCGGCGTTGCCGGGTCCAGCACAGACACATTGAGCACGTCATCCTTCAAGATGTCCGATGCAGCCACCGCCCCACTCAGGACGTAGGTGGTCAGCACCGTCATCGTCATGGTCTTGCGATCCACACCGTCGAGAACGACGATCTGATTTGCCGCTTCCGCAATGGTCTGCACGGCATCCGCACCCGACCAGACGTAATCTGCGGCGTAGTCGGCAACGGCGTCGAGGCCGAGCAACTTCTCGGTGCCGGTGCGCTCGCCCACGAGGTTATCGCCTGTCGTCGGCGTGGCGGCAGCGGCGGCAAGAAGCGTGTCCACCGCATAGGCCGCCAGTTGGGCGGGCGTGATAACCACCGACTCGACCCCATCAAGGGCCAACAGTTCTTCGGAACCACCGACTGAAGCATCGGTGGGCAGTGCGGACATCTTGACATCGGCCATTAGCGCCACCTCCCAAGTGTACTGGTGAGCATGGTCATGGTTTCGTAGGCCCACTTCGCGGTTGATTGAAGCCAAATGCAGGCCCAGTTCGTTTTGACCCGCGGCAGGCTGGCGAAAGCCCGACCCGCAGTCCAGGAACCGCTGTACTTGACGTTGCCGGAGTAATCCCCCCCAGCCTGAAATGCCTCGATGGCTGCCCTGCCGTTGGCCGCAGCCTCATCGGCCGTCTCGCCAACGACGATCCGCCAGGCGACCGTCCCGCTGCCGGTGCCGAGTGTTCCGTCCAAGCCTTGGATCAAGCCGAATTCCTCCGCACCGCCCGGCCGCAGCGGTCCGATCAGGACGTGACTCTCAATGGTCGTCCCGTCATCGTCGTCGCCACCGACGTATCGTAAGTAACCATCGGAGCAGGCCAGCACCAATTTGTCCTGATATTGAACCACTGCCGCTGGCGTATGGTCGTCTGACAGGTGGATGGGCCAGAATGCCTGGGGGCCCAACTCGAACAACCAATGCGTCTCGCCACTGCCCGAAGTGGGCAAGTAGATGTGGACCGCCCGATGGTCATGGTCGTAGGCCATCAACACGTTCACGGTCTCCGTGTCGATGTCGCGCAACTCCTCGGGTAGTCGGTCTTTGGAAAGCGACTTCAGGTCGCTCCCACCTAGCGCAACCTGGTACAGCCCGTCTTCGGCTAGGAAAATGAGCGAGCCGCCGACTTTGCACCATGCGTGTGAGCCGATGATGCCAACCTCGTTCGATATCCTGTTTAGGCTCCCAGACGTTGCCGGATCTCCGCGAACGATCCATAGAGTCCGAACGGCGGCGGCAACCAGAAAGGCATCCTCGTGCGGTACCAAGGCCCTGCAAACGTCTCCTGTTTCACCCGAGATCGACAACTGAAAGGGAATGGCCCGGCCAGCGTCGCCGGCATCGGCTCCGTAGTCCCAGTCGGCATAATCCCCTTGGCGGGATAGGTAGATTGCGTTGTCCCCACCAGCCAGGGCGAGTCGGTTCCGGTAGACAGCCCCGACAGTGCAGCCAGTGGGCACCGTACCGGCGCTCGCTAAGAGATTGTCGGTCTTGCCGCTCTTGATATCCATCCGCACGACAGAACTTGAGCGAACGGCGTAGACTTGCTCTTCACCAGCCACCAGAAAGCCCGATGTGGGTGGGTCGGCGGTGCCCAGAGTGATCTTGTCGCCGGCCTCCGTGACGATATAGTTGCCGCTCTCATCCGTAAGATATCCGCCTAGATAAGTAATCGCTCCACCGCTCACCACCCCAATGGACTCATCGACCAGTGCGACCAGCGTATCGTCCGTACCGGATGCACTGCTGGTCTGGACCGAGACGATATCCACAATCGTCGTACCGATAGGGTCTTCCAGGAGTTTTGTCAGGCCGGGCCGGCTGCCGCCGCGCAGACGGCGAGCAAATGGGCACTCAAGGCGGACGTTACTTGCCCAGGGCGTAGAGAAGGGCCCAGTGGCTTGCGTCTCTTCTTGGAGTTCTCTTCGGACAACGCCAAGCGACGGGAATTTCAGGGATTTAATTGGCATGGTCTGGAGCCTCAAACCTTAACACCTGCCTGCTCCCATAAGGGCCGAAGGTCTTCGTCGCAATCCTCGGTTCCCCATGCCGACTGGTTGGTGAATGCGGACAGGCCCATGTGGAGCAACTTGACCTTGCGGGTCGCTACAGCCTTGATGCCCCACTCGTGCATCCGTCGAGAGAAGAACCAATCCTCCGATTCCACCTGATGCGTCCAGGTGCCCTCATGGCAAACAACCCGATCGTTGATTGTAAAGAACAGGCGGGCTTCATCCTTATCATTCGTCGCACGAAAAATCGGGTTGCGGAGATCGGCTACCCAGCATCCAGTATTCAGCAGCAGCACCTTGTCGGGGAATCCAATGGTCGCCGCGTCAAAGGTCTCGGGGAAGTTCGCAATCTCCTTCATCGTAAACCGCCGCAATGGCGACCAGGAAAGCCCAGGCTCGCCCAATCCTGTCGATGTCAATCCTCGCTGATCCTTGATCGGAGAAACAGCCGAACAGAAGCACGCATCTTGTGCCTCCATCTCCTCGATCAGAGTGTCGATCCAGCCATCGTCCGGGGCAATGTCGGCGTGCAAGAACGCTAAGTGCGTAATCTCGCCCTCTTTCACCCGATTCAATGCCTGCGCCCATAGGATATTGAACCCGCTGGCCAACAGCCCCGAGAAACTGGGGGCTATCGTGACCTGATGCTTCCAAGTCGCCCGAAATAGCCCTTGAGCCGCACCATATAGCATCTGCTGGTTGTTTGTTGGAATTCCCAGCATTACCTTGTAGCTCTCGGCGTCAACTTTCTCTTGCTTTTCGGGTTCGCTTCCATCAAAGATTGCCAGACTGCCTACTCTCCTTGGCTTTCTGCCAAGTGGGCCACAGAAGTCATTGACTGCCATGACAACCCCAGGATTTGTGTCCGAGTAATCATGGAAAACCAACGTCGCCGTTTCAGGCAAGCCCGCCGCCTGAAGCAAACGAATTCCACGAGCGGTGGCCTCCCTTGAATGATCGGCGTCGTAGAAGACCATCTCCATGTCGGCCAAATTCAGCGTGGGCAACACATCTTCCTGAGAACCCTGCAAGACGACCAGCTTGCCGTTTGTTTCGGCTCGGTCGAAGTTGCCGAGGGCTTCGTCTCGCGTTGACGAATGCACGCCGGGATAACCCCCGAAGTTGTCAACGCAGAATATCTTGCGGGCGGTCTGCGCCATTGCCAGCGCAGACCGGCCGCAAAACGTACCGACCTCTAGGACTGCCTTGCCCTCGGCTAGACGGATCAATTCGTTGGCTTCTTCCTCGCTCAGCCAACCTCTGACGTTTCGCCAATTGAAGGTATAGGGGGTAAGGGCTTCCATCAACTCCACCCCCTTTAGGCAGTGTCCCCGAGAACCGTGACCCAGTGAGTAGCATTGTCCGCAACAAAGACAGCCCCGGTGGTTGCTGTCGCAGCCCCAATTGTTTTGGCTGCGTTCGCCGCCAAGTTGTCGATCGACGAACTCGCCGGCGGGAAGACGGGCAAGCTCTTGGCTGCCGTCTGGCTTGAGACGATTACCACGGTTCCCGCTACGGTGGCCGGCAGATCAACGCATTTAGTATTGTCTGCCGCACTGACCACATTCAGGCCAGCCAGCAAGTCGCCACCCTCGCCGATAAGACTGCCGGCCGCGGCAACGGCCGTGACCGCCAATTTCAATGACGTGGCCGTGAGCGTAGTAATGGCCCCAGTCGTGGCCGTCAACGTATCCACGCTGATGTCCTCGACGGTCGCAGTCGTGCCTTCCTGCCGGATCGCTCGCCACACCGCAGTCCCAGCGATGGTCATCGACATGAAGACCACGTAGTCCCCTGCATCGTCGAAGGTGATCGAAGTGTCACCGTCGAAGTTGTAACCGCCCGTTACGGTCAGCGTCAGATCGCCACCGTCGGTGTCCAAGATGATCGCGCAGATCAGACCGGGCTTGGGCGCCTGTGCAAGCGTAAACGCCAAGGCACCTGCCGTGGTGTCTACGTTGCAGATTGCGAGTTGTTTGTCATCGACATAGAGCGTGCCCGCCGCGACCGGCTGCGTCACCTCGTAGTCGGCCTGATACAGGTCATAGAGAATGTTGTGTACACCCATACCATTTTCCTTTGCTTTCAAAAGGGAAACAAATAGTTACCGTTCGTAAAAGATCGTGAATGCTCCAGCCTTGCTCGTGCCGGGCTGCGCAGCCACAATCTTTATCCGTTCATCTACTACCGGGATTTCGACAAAGGCATCCACCCCCACCGTGGCCCCGGCAGTGTTCAAATTCGGAAGCGCCCTCGGGTAGAACCACTTGTCCGCAGCAGGAATGTTCGTGTACGCAAGAATCGGAATCCCGGTGGTTTCGCCCGTAATCGCCAGATCGAGATTGGCGGCCAAGTCGCCGAAATCATAGAACACTGCGAGAATCTTGCCGGTTATCGGGATGCGTGTGTACGCCGTAACCGTATCCCCAGCCGCATTCGACGCAATGTCAACAGTAATCCTTTCCAAACCCATGATTACCTCCACATCGTTAAAGGTTGTCGCTATGCCTCATATCCCGGCCAGGCACAAAAGAAGTCGTGGCCGTGCCGGACTACGGTGGTTTTCGTCCCTTCATTGTTGTACCCCAGGAAGGCGGGCGAGTTGCGGCGGTCGAACTCGACTGAAGCCTGCAATCGCTCCAGGTACATCTCGTGCTCGCGTTGGCGAAGGGCGAGATCGCTGTCTCGGAAGAACTGCGTGGCCACGTCCCGGCAGGATTGAAGAATCGTGTCGCGGTGGGCCTGCCCGCCAAGAGCATAGAGATTCGTAGCAGACAGTTCGGCGAAGCGAGCGTTGTAGTGGTAAACCAAATCGTAGGCGTCATCCGGCGTCGGGTAGAGCATGAACTCCTGGACCTGCTCGGCCGTCTGGTTGTATGCCTTCGGCCGAACGGCGAAGCGAATCGGTCGCCCCTCAGCGTCGTTGACTGCCCGCTGGCGGTCGATGTAGCCGGGTGACACCTGCTTGATTACGCGGTCGATGTCCTCATCGTTGTCGTACAGGATGTCCCCAATGATTGCCCCGAAATCGCCGGGCAAGTCGTAAAGGTAGTCACTGGCCGTGGTCGTGAATGATGTGGTGGGTTCCATGAATGACCACTGGTGAGCCGTCTTTTCGCCGGGAAGAATGGCGTTGTAGATGAATCGCCAGTAGCCGTGGCGGATGGCCTCGTCGAGCCGATAGACTTCGCTCGTGTCCCAGTCGCTTCCCGCCCCTTCGCTGTTGCGGCCCAAACCCAACCAGTCAGCGATGTGCGTCTTTATCTGCGTGTAGGTGATGCCGTAGGTGGCAGCGCCGGGCTTGTTGAAGTCGCGTTCAAGGTGATAGGTGGCTCCAGCGTAAACAAATTCAATGTAGGCCGTGTATGTCGAGCCGGCAGGATCGCCCGAATCGTCGTACTCATACCGATAGGTGCCCGTTGAAACCTTTGTCATCGCCGTTCCATCAGCCACCACGTCGGACTGAGTGGGCGTCAAGCGTCGAATGCCGTAAGTCCCCGTCGGATCGGACAATTTGGCCGTTGTCACGTCCGTCAAAACGTCTTCGACCTTCCAGTTCTGCTGAATCGCGATCGTCATGGAGTATCCGACCTTATGATGGTTGTTTCGGTTTCAATGTTGGCCGGCCAGACAGCACCGAGGATGTCCACTCTGTCCCCAACGGCCATTGTGAATATGCCCGGATCAAGTGCAAGGGTCACGGTCTTGCTGCTGCCGATGTAGTCGAGCACTTTTCCGACGGCCTTCTGCGTGGATGTCGAGGCATCGGTGATGATAATCATCGTGTCGTTGTACGCATCGTTGTCTGCACTAGCGGCCGTAAGCGTGAAGCTCGTTTGGCTTGCAAGTGTGGCAATGGTTGTGCTCTGGAGCAGTCCAGGATCGCCAGCGCTGCCCCATGCCGCGTCGCCCCGGTCCCGGACGGCCTGGAGGCTGTCGGTTGTGCGATCAAACGCCGCCGTGCCGTCGTCCATGACCTGATCGAGGTAAGTCCCCGCCGGTATACTTGGTATGCCAGTGGCCGTGCCGACGAGATGATCCAGGTTCACGTCGGCCAGGGCCGCATCACATTCCGCGTTGACCTCGGCTGCGGTCAGAGGCGTCGTGTCCAGACAGAGCGTGCCGCCGGGATCGTGACCGGAAAGCGTGTTCAAGGCCGATGCGTCGATCCGGGTGGCGTCATCC